TCCACAACCGTTATTGTATACCCACTTGCACTTTCAAGCACGGCTGTTGTAACTCCATCAAAAGCTTTAGTTGATCTAAAACGCACGGTATCTCCTGTGGTTCTATTGTGTTTAAATTCAGTAACAGAGATTACTGTATTTGCACCGGCATCGCCACTCCTAAATGGATTTAAAGGTAATAAAGCTTGTGCAGGTCCGACCGCGACAAAAGGACCACCTCCTCTAGCTCCCACTGTTCCTGTTCCTGAAACAGCAGTAAAAGTGTAAGTATCATCGTCTACTTTAGTTATTGAATAGCCATCAGGATCCTGTAGCGTTCCTGTAGTAAATCCATCAAAATCTTCTGTATTCCTAAAACGCACTTTATCCCCTGTCGATTTACCGTGATCGTCTTGAAACACTTTAATGACTGCACTGCCTTGGGTAGACAAAAGAGGGTCATTGGTCAGCATAGATACTGGTGCTGGTTCCGTACGATCTGGTCTTGGATTCCTTACCGCTTGAGGATCCTCCCCAATTGGAGGAGGGTCTAGTTGAGGCTGTTTAAGATCAAAGCACTCTGGACACGCCATAAAACCGTCCCATTGTTCTTTTAATTGCTTTAAGCGATAGCGTTGTCCACACGTATCACAAATGGCCCATGTGAGTTTCCCCGCTGCAAAGGCCATGTTAGATTACCAATCTTGGCGGTATAAACTTAGAGCTTACAGAATCAATATCTTCAAAAGCTGCTCTATCAAACTCTTCATCATATACCTGTTTTAATAGTTGCACTCTATCTGGCGCTCTTTTCATAGCCAAATAATAGGCAAGACCTGCTGTCATACACGGAAGGAATCTGAATACAGTCTCCATATTATTAGTGTAATCCCCAGCATCTTGCATTCTCGTCAACGCATAGTAATAAATTACATCCGTTGAATTCTCTGGCGTAGGGTATAAATAAAGTCTAGGTGTTATATGCCTTTCTAAAAAGAACTGACTTGGCTTACTTTCAGTAGATTTATTGGGGGTATACAAAAAATCAGATCGACTGATTCTTGTTAACTGATAGTCAACGCTATCACGTTGAATAACAGCAGACGTTATATCAATAATATCCGTACCTAAATCTTGGTAATTAGTACCTTCGGTAACTGTAAAATTACTTTTGGTAATTAACCATTGGTTTAAACCACGATTTCCCCATTCCGCTATTAAAAGATTTAATGAACGACGTGCAGTCTCTAAATCGTACCCAGTACGAAGTTCAAGACCGCACCGTTCATAAGCCTCTTCAATAAGCTCGTCTACACTAAGATCAAATGAAGTTGTTCCTGATGTGGCCATATTTTAATAACCGCCATAAGTTTTAGGTTTTTTCTTCCCTTTTTTAACTACACCGCCCTTCTTATAACTGTCGCTTTTACTCCAGTCATAACCTTCTCGTATAGCGTTTCTTCTGCGTGTTAATCCAGGCATTGTTTTCTCCTAAAAATATTTAGTTACTTTTCTACGGCTTTCCATAACCTTTCCACATCCCACAGCAATTTTAGCTTTCACCGGTTTCTTTGAAGAAACCTTTGCTGTTTTCTTGGTCATATCTCCTAGTTATGAGGTGCTTCGTAATATTTTAAAAACTCGGCCCAAACCGTGTATTCATTACCAGCATCTGCTGTAGAAGGTATAACTAATAGGACATCGCCAGTATAGCCAGAAGCCTCTGTGTTTATTAAACCACCTATATCACTGAAATCGAACGCATTGTCGTACGATAAAGTTAAAAAAGTAACGTCTGTCGTTGCGTCCCAATCTAGGGAAGCCGGGGCATCAGGGGCTCCGCTTACGGTGTACCAAATTTTATTTAGTGCAACGTGCGTGCATGAATTACCGTTTGTAGTCGATGTATTAAGGGCAGAAACATCAACCAATGTTGTGCTACTGCCACTTCCATCCGAGTATACAGAACAATACGTAACTAATTTCTTATCGAAATCATATTGAATAGTTGGTCCTGTGACTGCATCAGCCATGTCTACCTCCTATTAAGCGTCAGCAAATGGTGTTACTAAAGTTCCTGATCCTAACAACTGAGCTGCAACATGATACTTAGCACTTGCTATAGCAGTTACAACAACAATACTACCTGCTAGTCCACCTTTCGTTGAACCATTTTGAGTAATAACATCGTTAGATGAACCAGAAATAAAGGTCTTACCAGCTGCACTATCATCAATACCAGTATACGCACCACCAACAAACTTATCTGTACCATCGGTTACTATATCCATATCTGTAGCAGCAGTTACTACTATAAAAGTGAATTGGGCACCTAAGTTAGCTAATTGGTTTGGATCTGTTTTATCAGAAGGCTCTGTAACTACGATACTAGGAAGTGTAAACACTCCATCTGCATCATTACATAAAAGCGGTCTACCTGCGTGCGAAGCTACTGTAATTGTAGTATTAGCAGTTAAGCTGACAACAGAGTTATAACCTGCATTGATAAACCCAGCAAGGGATCTTACTGGACCTGAAAAAGTTGATTTAGCCATTTTATTCTCCTAACTAAAACTGTTATACCATCTTGGAGTAAGTCTGCCGAGTCAGTTGATATAACAAATTATCTCGGAATCATTTGAGTATAGCAGAAAAAGTTTTAAAGGGAATAGAAATAAAGTGCCGGGTTGAGTAAGAAACCCCCGGCGGGGTTCCATAATTACGTATTAGCCTTATGCTCCAGGACTACCAAATACTGCACGGGGGTCAGACCACCCGAACGAGTATCTTTCGCGAGCTTTGTACCTAACATTACCAGTGTCAAAATCAGCTTCCATCGAAGTTCTGATTGGTGAACGATCAAACATTTTGAATCCGTTCGGACAATCAGTCTTAATGAACCAAGCATCAGTGTCTGTTAGATAATGGTTAACTGTGTACCCTTCAGGGACCATGCCCATATTACGTACAGCGTTAATATCATTATCAGCAGTAGCTGTTCTACCTGGTGATTCTAACAATCTATCAGCAACGAATTGTAGCTCTTTAGGGATAATTAACTTAGTCCCTTGAAGTGCTACTTTTAAACCACGTTCATCAGTAAAGGCTGCTATATCAATTAGTGCTTGTTCCAATGAAGTTTCGCTCAGGTCAGCAGATGTTGAAAGCTCGTTACGCAAGTTAGGACCGCCCACAGTTGGGTGGTCAGTTGCGCAAAGTTCTTTCGTATCACCGCCAGGGTAACTTGAATTGAATGCTCTATTTAATACAGAAGCTCCTTTTACTTGCTTGGTATTAGCCATACTTCTTGCAAGCGCTCTGGTATATCTTGCTGATAATCTATCATACAAGTTATCTTCGACCGCCTCTTCTGTAATGCTAAATGCCAACGCGACAGTTTCGTGTGTGTAGCGTGACGTGAAAGCCTCTTGGGCTTGGTCAAACGCTACGCCTGCTCCTTCTGACTTAACCGGTGCGGTATCAAAGCCTGTTAACATTACCTCTTCCTCGAAAGCACGATCACTTGACTCAGTATCAAAAATTTCTTCTGATTCTTTATCATATCTATCGTACTCAAGGCCGAATAATGCGTTCAAACCTGGAAGTAATTCTTTGACTAATTGCGCTCTAGTAATTGCCATTTATATTACCTCTTATGTACCAGCGACTGCACCGCGCATGTAATGCTCATTAATTAAAACAACTAAGTTTGCATTATCTGCGGTAAGGTCACCGTTTACGTCATCTTGGACCACACCCACAATTTTAAGCTGTAATGCTGCTGTAGTGTTAATGGTACTAGAGTCTAGTTCGCGAGTAGCAACACCAGTTGTTGTACTACCACCTATCCCTTCAGTATCAGCATTTCTGCCTATACATGTCTGGGCCGAAGCACCGTCCGCCTGAACAACAAACAATTGGTTAGGATCGTCATAGATATAAGCTTCTATTGCTCCACTTCCAAGTGCCGTTGTGCTGGCTGGATAGTAATTCTTAAAGGTAGGAGTTCCGTCAGTAGCAACATAATAACAGTGTGAAAATGCACCAACTATATTGGGCGAACTAACTGCTGCCGTGTTGATGTATCCACCACTAAATATAGTTAAGTCACCTTGAAAGATGCTTGTACCATATCCTGTGGTTACAATATTATACTTGTTAACTATTTGAACGGAAGAACCGGCGCTGTTCCCCTTATAGGGGTTTAAGCCAAAGGCTTTGTCTACATTTGCCATTTCTTGTCTCTAATTTCCAAGAATTAAAATCAAGAACCCTTATTC